TATGATGGAGTTATGGTTCAAGCTTTTCCTGAAGGATGTCAAGGTTGGCATCTTGGAAGAACAGGTTCTGGTTATATGAACCGTCATTCTGTAGGATTAGAAATATGTAACATGGGTTACCTTGATAATAACAAGAGAACATACGTAAAATCATTGTGCCAAAGAGAACAAGTGATAGGTTTACAAGAAGCTTTTAAAGGTAAACTATTATGGCATGCATACTCTGAGAAACAAATAAAAGAAACGGAAAAGTGGATTAAGTTTGTTGCTGAAAGAGATCAAATAGATATTAGATTAGGTTTAAAACAATATATCAAAAAGTACGGACCTTCAAAAGGTTTTGATTTTCAGGAAGATGCGTACTATGGTAAGGTGAAAGGATTACTGACTCACGGAAATGTTAGAAGTGGTAAGTCAGATATATATCCTCACCCTGACATGGTTGATATGATAATGAGTTTATAATGGCGTTAGTAAATAAAGTAGATTTAAAATTGAAAGTAAGTATTAATGTATCAATAAAGTATCAAATACTTACATACTGTTTCTTTAATGATATAATAGTATCTAATTCAGATATTAAGTTTTTATGTGAACTAGCAAAGAATAAAGGCGTAGAGCTTACTAAATTTTGCTTGGACCTAGTATCTAAAAATATATTTAAAAGCCCGCAATCAGCTAGAAATGCAATAACAAAGGCAGAGAAAAAGGGATTACTGATCAAAGATGGTAATAATAAAAAAACAATTTCTTTAAATGAAGATATTAATGTTCAGTCAGAAGGTTTAGTATTACTTGATTATAAAATCTTAGGCAATGTATCCCAAGTCTCATAAAGATTTTAAAAAAGGTATTGCTGAAGAGGTAGGAGTACATGAGCAAGTTGTAGATGACTTTATTTCTTTTTATTACTCTAAAGTAAGGAAGTCATTATCAAATATATCATTTCCTAGAGTTTATGTGGAAGGATTAGGTACGTTTGAACTAAGAATAAAAAAGTTAGAAAATGCTATACTTAAAAACAAGAGTTTGTTGGGTAACATTGCTAAAAGAACTTATAATGGATATGCAAAAAGTGAAGATGTATCTAAAAAAATAAAGCAGATGGAAATAGCCATGGATCAAATACAAAAAGATATTAAAGAAAAAAAGAACTTTAGAAATGAAAAGTAAATGGAGTAAATATTTAGATGTATTTAAGAATGCTGATAAGATTACAGAAGGTATTAAAAATAGTATTTTTAAAAAAGAACATGTTGAAGCAGTAGCAACTGATAGATTTCAAATATGTGTAAAGTGTTCTTTGTTTGATGCTGGAGGGGACAAATGTATTGCACCAGGTACTCAACCATGTTGTGGAGATTGTGGATGTAGCTTAGGTTTTAAATTAAGATCTTTATCCTCAGAATGTCCTAAAGGATACTGGGATGCATACACAACAGAAGAGCAAGAAGAAATAATAAATAAACAAATAGAAGATGAAAAACTTAATAATTAACTATGTATACAATGATCATGTTACTAATATTGTTATTGGTGAACAAAATTCTTATTGGTATACAACAATAGCATAACTATGGGACTAAAATTTATAGAAGAAGGACATGTGTATGAAAGCACAACTGAAGAAAAAATAAAATGGACTAGTGTCACTTCTTTGGTAGGTAAATTTAAACCTAAGTTTGATAGAGATGGTCAAGCAAAGAAATCATCTAAGAATAAAAGATCTAAGTGGTATGGTATGACCCCAAAGGAAATCATAGCAGCATGGGATGCTGAAACTGATAGAGCAATCAAACTAGGTAACTTTTATCATAACCAGAGAGAATCTGATATGTTGGATCTAAATACAATAGGTAGAGAAGGTGTGGAAGTTCCTATCATTAAACCTATTGTAGATAATAAAGGAACTAAAATAGCACCAGAACAAAAGGTTTCTGATGGTGTATATCCTGAACATTTAGTTTATTTAAAATCATTAGGAGTTTGTGGTCAAGCTGATTTAGTAGAAATTGTAAATGGTAAAATAAATATTACGGATTACAAGACAAATAAAGAAATAAAAGAGAAAGGATTTACAAACTGGGAGGGTATAACAAACAAAATGTTTAGACCAGTTAATCATTTAGATGATTGTAATCTTAATCATTATAACTTACAACTCAGTATTTATGCGTATATTATTAAAAAGCACAACCCTAAACTTAAAGTAGGTAAACTTATTATTCAACATGTAAAGTTTAAGAAAGTTGGAGAGGATAAAAATGGATATCCAATAAATGAGCATGTAAATGGTGAGCCTGTATTAGAAGATATAAAAATTTATGAACTCCCATATTTAAAAGATGAAGTAACATCTTTGATGATGTGGTTAAAAGATAACCAATAATGAAAGAATATATAGCAGCAGTAGAAGTGCAATCCAGAAAATCAAAAGTACCTACAGATTTTAGATTTGAAGAAACAAAAATACGTATTGATCTTGATAAAATAGTATGGTTTAAAGAGTACTTTCACGTAGCAACAAATAAGTTTCAAAACTCACACACTGAAGTATTATTATTTGGTCAAAGTAAACCAATAATTTTAGTCATTGGTTACAATAAATTATGGGAAGATATAATTAAATCTAAAGAAGTATGATAGTAAAATTATTTGATATACAAAATAGCAAGTTAGTTGTAACAGAGCATTGTTATGCACTACCGTTTCTTAAAAATATTATGGATGAGTATCCTGATAGTTATATTAAAGTATATCAGTATATATTCTATTTAAGTTGTCCTGATCCAGATCTTAATCCATTTTTTAATTTACCTGAACATGAAAAGGAAGATATCATTATAGATGAGATTGAACTAGAAGAATCTCCAGAAGATGGTAAGATAAGGTATGCGTTAGACATGTGTAAAAAGCTATATGAAACTCCTACATACAGAGCTTACGTGGGTATTAAGGCTATGTTAGACAGACTTGCACGTTATATGGAGGTTACCCCTATAGAACATGGTAGAGATGGTAATATGAACTCTATGATTAATGCAGCAGCTAAATTTGAGAATATAAGACAATCCTATAAAGGAGCATATACTGATATGAAACAAGAACAGGAAAGCTCAGTAAGAGGAGGTGCGGGTCTTGCTTATGATCAACTCTAAAAAAGAAACCCAATACATTTTTTGTTATTGGGATGAACCAATTAATAATCAAATAAAAATCAAAGATGAAAAAACAAGTAGTAATTCCAGTAGGCAAAAGGTTACTGATAAAAAGAAAAGCAGCAGAAACAAAAACAGCTTCGGGTCTAATCATACCTGAAATAGCACAAAAGAAAGAGTTTAAAGGAACTGTTGTTGGTGTAGGTGCTGATGTTGCAGAAATTAAAATAGGTGATGAGGTGCAATATGCTGATCACGCTATGCCAACTCCAATGGAACATGATGGTAAAGAACATTTATTATTGCAATCTGGTGATGTGTTTGCAATTATAAGATATGAGTAGATCTATACCTACATATGATTCAGGTAACTGGTCTATAACAGAGTTTGAAAATGATTCTGATTTTCAGGAATACATATACTCTTTATTCAAAGAGCCAGGTGAATATGACTTTGATGAAACAAGTTATATATTCAATGAAGAGGCTAAAAGATTTAATAAAGAAGGTTTATATTGTAGTTCTCCTTTTAGATCAAAAGACTTTATGTCTTATTGGGATGATCAGAAGAACAAATGTAGGGAGGGTGTAATTTACAAGAATAAAGATAAGACTTGGTATTTAACTAGGGATTATTATATGTGGTTGAATTTTCTACCAATATTTGATAAAGAAGAAAAAAAATATGGTTTTGCTAAAGTTAGAGATGCACAATATCATATGGCTTTATATGAACTATTAGCAGAGCTAAACAATCAACATTCAGCAATATTAAAAAAACGTCAGATTGCTTCTTCTTATTTCCATATGGGTAAGATAATTAATACCTATTGGTTTGAAGAAGGTAGTACGTGTAAAATTGGAGCATCATTAAAAGATTATATTAATGATAAAGGTTCCTGGAAATTCCTAGAAGAATACAAAACCTTCTTAAACGAACATACAGCTTGGTATAGACCTAGTAATCCTGAAAAGGTTTTACTATGGCAACAGCAGATAGAAGTTAAGGTAGGAAACAGAAAAACTTCACGTGGTTTAAAATCTAAAATACAAGGGGCATCATTTGAGAAAAATGCAACAACTGGTGTAGGTGGACCATGTTCATACTTCTTTCATGAAGAGGCAGGTATAGCACCAAAAATGATGCAAACTTATGAGTACCTACGTCCTGCAATGTCTTCAGGTATGGTTACTACAGGAATGTTTATTGCAGCAGGATCAGTTGGTGATTTGGAACAATGTAATCCCTTGAAGGATATGATACTCAATCCAAGTGCTAATGATATATATGCTGTAGAGACTAACCTTATGGATGCAGAGGGTACAATAGGTATGGCTGGTTTGTTTATACCAGAGCAATGGTCTATGCCTCCATACATTGATTCTTATGGAAACTCAGAAATAGAGGAAGCAATTATAGCTATAGACAATGAAAGAGCAAGATGGAAGTCTGAATTAGGACCTGAACAGTTTCAATTAAGAATATCTCAGAAACCAAAAAATATAGCTGAAGCTTTTGCATATAGAAAAGCATCAGTTTTTCCACAAGGTATATTGTCAAAACAATTAAAAAAGATTGAAGAGAAAGAATATTCCTATGAACTATTAGATCTTGAAAAAGAACAAGATGGTATTGTAGCAAAACGTACAACTAAATTACCTATATCTGAGTTTCCAGTTAATAAAAAACAAACAGATAAAACTGGATCTATAGTTGTGTGGGAAAGACCTGCTAAGAAAAAACCAGACTTTGGAGCATATTATGCTTCTATTGATCCCGTGTCAGAAGGTAAAACAACAACTTCTGATTCTTTATGTAGTATATATGTTTACAAAAATGCTACTGAAGTTACTAGAACAACTGTTTCTGGAGATATAGAACAGTTTATAGAAAAAGATAAAATTGTTGCAGCATGGTGTGGAAGATTTGATGATATAAATAAAACGCATCAAAGGCTAGAATTAATTATAGAATGGTATAATGCATGGACTATTGTTGAGAACAATATATCATTGTTTATTCAACATATGATTGCTAGAAAAAAACAAAGATATCTTGTACCTAAACAACAAATACTTTTCTTAAAAGATCTTGGATCTAATAGAACAGTTTATCAAGAGTATGGATGGAAGAATACAGGTACTTTATTTAAAAGTCATTTAATATCATATGCAATTGAATTTATAAGAGAAGTCATAGATGAAGAATTAGATGATGATGGTGGTGTGATGAATCAAACATTGGGTGTAGAAAGAATACCAGATCCTATGCTAATTAAAGAAATGTCTGCGTATTATCCTGGACTTAACGTGGATAGATTAGTTACGTTTGGTGCACTTGTTGCTTTTGCCAAAATACAACAATCAAATAGAGGTTATAGTAAAAGACGGGAATCAGAAGGAGAATCTTTGGTAAATTCAGAAAAAATAAGTAAATTAAAGTATACCAGTGCGTTTAAAAATATAGGTCGTAGGAGATCTGGCTTAGGTGGTAATAGAAGACGCTCAGGTTTTAAGAATATTAAATAGAATCTAGATGAGAGTATTAAATGCAATGCAACTTAAGAACGGTGCTAAGGCGGAAAGTGGACCAACATTTTCTAGTTTAACGCAACCTACACAGTTTTTAACATATAAAAAGAAAACTGATGATTGGGCTGCATGGAATCTAGATTGGCTTGAATTGCAGGGTATAGAATTTTTACGTATCAATTCTAGACGCTTACTTAAAAACTATAAGCTTGCTAAAGGTATTATTGATAAAACAGATTATATTGTAGAGCCAGATAATGACTACAAAGATATGATGGATGTTTTAACTGCTGAGAATGAATCAGCATTGGAATTAAAGTTTTATCCAATTGTACCTAATGTAATAAACGTTCTTACAGGTGAGTTTGCTAAAAGATATTCTAAAGTACAATTTAGAGCTGTTGATGATACATCTTATAATGAGATGCTTGAGCAAAAAAGAGTTCAAATAGAAGAAACACTACTTGCTGAAGCAGAAACTAATCTAGTTTTAAAGATGGTAGAAATGGGCATGGACCCAAGTTCTAAAGAAGCACAGCAACAACTTAATCCTGAAACATTAAAAACTTTACCGGAGATAGAAGACTTTTTTAGTAAGTCATATAGAAGTATGGTTGAAGAATGGGCATCTCATCAATTAAATGTAGATGAGGAGAGATTTAAAATGCAGGAGTTAGAAGAAAGAGGCTTTAGAGATATGCTAATTTCTGATAGAGAGTTTTGGCATTTCCGTATGTTAGAGGATGATTATGATGTTGAGTTATGGAATCCTGTATTAACATTTTATCAAAAATCACCTGATCAAAGATATATATCAGATTCAAATTACGTAGGTAAAATAGATTTGATGACTGTATCTGATGTTGTTGATAAGTATGGATACTTGATGGATGAAAAACAATTAAAGTCTTTGCAAAAGATTTATCCTGCTAGATCAGCACAATATCAAGTTAATGGATATCAAAATGATGGATCATATTATGATGCTACAAGATCCCATGAGTGGAATACTCAAATGCCTGGATTATCATACAGACAATACACTAGCAATTATTGGAATGACCCAGCAACTGGTGGTGATATTATAAGTGAAATATTAGATCAGAGTGAAGACATGACTCCATTGGATGAAGGAAACCTGATGAGAGTATCAACTATATATTGGAAGACTCAAAGAAGAATAGGTCACTTAACCAAAATAGAATTAGATGGTTCTGTTACTCAAGAGATAATAGATGAGACATTTAAGATAACTGAGAAAGCTGTATATGATACATCTATATTCAAAAATAAAACTAAAGAAAACCTTTTACAAGGAGAGCATATAGAATGGATATGGATTAATGAAGTATGGGGTGGTGTTAAAATAGGACCAAATTTACCAGCAATGTGGAGATCAACAATGGGTGATAACATAAACCCTATTTACGTTGGTATTAATAGAACTAAACCTGGAAGAATACCTTTTCAATTTAAAGGAAACAATACATTATATGGTTGCAAACTCCCTGTAGAGGGTAGAGTTTTTTCAGACAGAAATACAAAGTCTACATCATTAGTAGATTTAATGAAAGCGTATCAAGTTGGATATAATATGGTTAATAACCAAATTGCTGACATTCTAATAGATGAATTAGGAACAGTAATAATGTTTGATCAGAATGCTTTACCACGTCACTCTATGGGTGAAGACTGGGGCAAGAACAATTATGCAAAAGCATATGTAGCAATGAAAGATTTCCAAATGCTACCTCTTGATACATCTATTACTAATACTGAGAATGCAACTAACTTTAATCACTATCAAACTCTAAACATGGAGCAGACTAGTAGATTAATGTCTAGAATTCAACTTGCAAATTATTTTAAACAACAATGTTTTGATGCAATAGGAATTAACCCACAGCGTCTAGGAGGTGCTGTATCAGCACAAACAGCAACAGGTGTAGTTCAGGCTATGCAACAATCATATGCACAAACAGAAATGTACTTTGTACAACACTCAGATCAGTTAATGCCAAGAGTACATCAAATGAGAACTGACTTAGCTCAGTATTATCAAAGCACAAATCCAAGTGTAAGATTAAGTTATATTTCATCAGAAGCAGAGAAAGTTAACTTTTCAATAAATGGAACTGATTTATTGCTGAGAGACTTTAATATTTTTGCTACAACTAAAACAAATCATAGAGCTATCTTAGAAAGTCTTAAACAGATGGCACTACAAAATAATACTACAGGCGCAAGCATTTATGAATTAGGTAATATTGTTAAAGCTGACTCAATAGCTGAAGTAACAGATATCTTAAAAGATTCACAAGAGCGTGTTGAAAAACAAAGAATGCAAGAAATGCAACAGCAGCAAGAAATGCAACAGCAACAAATCCAAGCTAAACAACAAGAAGATCAAATGAAACTTCAAGTTGAAATGGAAGAAAATGATAAAGACAGAAAGAATGACGTTTTATTAGCAGAAATAAGATCTGCAGGTTATGGATCAATGGTTGATATAAATGAAAACAAAAAATCTGATTATCAAGATGCTATGAAAGATATCAGAGAATCACAGAAGTATCAAGATCAAATGAATCTTAAGCGTGAAGAAAATGTTGCTAAATCAGGAATGGAAAAAAATAGATTGCAAGTTGAAAGAGAAAAAATTGCTGCTCAAAAAAGTATAGCACAGACTAAACTTGATATAGCTAAAGAGAATAAAAACAAATATGACGTATCTTCTACTAAAGAAAAGAAAGATAAAAAATAAGTGTTAGCTATATACTGCAAAAAACTTTTCAAATTTTCAAATATTATAAGTTTATTATAAAAGTTTATTCTTATATTATATATGTATAGAAAGTTTAATATTAAAACCAACAAATATTATGAGTACTGAAACAACAACAGAAAGTAAAACTGTGAATAGTAAAGTAGAGCAAGTAGACATAAACTTAGATGAAATTTTTGCAGCAGCCCCAGGTGCAGCAGAAGTAACTTTACCTGAAGAGAAACCTGCAAAAAGCATTTTTTCAAGAGGAGAGAAAGCTGACATGTCATTTGCTGATCCAGATGTTACAGATACAGATGACTTAAATGCTAAAGTAGAAGAAAAAGCAGAAGTAGAAAATACTACTGTTAATGAAGATGAAACTAAATCTACTGAAGATGTTAAAGAAGAAGTAAACATTGATGAGGTTATTAATTCAATAGATGAGATAACTGAAGAAGATGAAAAGAAAGAAACTAGAGGTAGAAAAAAGATCTCAGGAATTACAGATGTATTTTCAAAGCTTATTAAGGATGATAAAATAGTTCCTTTTGATGATGATAAAGAATTAGAAGATTATACCGCAAAAGACTGGGAAGAATTAATTCAAGCAAACCTTGAAGAAAAGGCTAATCAAGTTAGGAGAGAAACTCCAAAACAATTTTTTGATAGTCTGCCACAAGAATTACAAATAGCAGCACGCTATGTAGCAGATGGTGGTCAAGATATGAAAGGTTTATTTGCAACTTTAGCTAGTGTTGAAGAAAACAGACAGCTAAATACTAAAAGTGAAAAAGACCAAGAAAAAATTATTACTGAATACTTATCTGCAACTGGGTATGGTAACTCAGAAGAGATTGCTGAAGAAATTGAAATTTGGAAAGATTTAGGTAAGCTTGAATCACAAGCTAATAAGTTCAAGCCTAAGTTAGACAAAATGCAAGAAAAGATTGTAGCAAGAAAACTTCAAGAACAACAACTGAAGAAAAAGCAACAAGAGCAAGCATCTCAACAATACATGAAAAATGTATATGAAACATTAAAATCAGGTAGTATAGGAGAAATTAAATTAGATAAGAAAACACAAGCCATGATATATAATGGTTTAGTGCAACCTTCTTATCCTTCTGTTAGTGGTAAGAATACTAACTTACTTGGACATTTATTAGAAAAATATCAATTTGTTGAGCCAAACTATGGTTTAATATCTGAGGCATTATGGTTATTGCAAGATCCAGATGGATACAAAGCAAAGATTATGGATAAAGGTGCTCAGAAAACTATAGAAAAAACGGTAAGAAAACTTAAGACTGAACAATCTAATGCTGGTGGGTCTACATCTTTAGGAGTTAAAGATAAAGAACCAACCGCTCAGAGAACAGCTAAAAGAAAAATACCAAGAGCTAACAACATATTTAAACGAATTTAATTAAGTAAATTAAATATAAACAATAATTATTAATCAAAAACAATCAAAATTATGGCAACTCCAGTTTTAAATAATGGGATTTTCCTACGTGATACAAGCTATAAAGCTAGTTCTCATGTTGATTCTTATCACCTTACCCAAATGCTTGGATCTTCTGAGCCTATGGATATGGGACCAATTGATTTATGGGCTATGACCCAAAAGGTAGAAATGCCTTTATATCAAATGGCTTCTTTTGGTGGAAAGAATACAATATTAGTAGACAATGCTAGAGGTGAGTACAAGTGGCAAACTCCTATTGCACAAGATCTACCTTACATAGTAGCAGACATTGAACCAGCTAATGATAGCAAAGGTATTGATGGAACTCTATTTAAAATTAAGATCAACAAAAGAACATTTGGACATGGTGACATTATTACTTATGATAAGTATAATGGACTTGAACTTTACATCACAGCTGATGATATTATCCCAGCAGGTGACGGTTTTGTTTACACTGTTCAATTAGTTAACAACAACAACGCAGCAATCTTAGATAACAAGTATCTTGCAAAAGGAACTAAGTTCTTTAGAAAAGGTTCTGCAAGAGGTGAGTATGGAGAAAGATTCTCTGATATTGAAACAGGTTCTGGTTTCCGTGAATTCTACAACTTTGTAGGAGGAGCTGAAGCACATGTACACTATTCAGTATCTTCAAGAGCAGACTTAATGATCAAAGGCGGATTGAACGCTGATGGTACAGTACCTGTAACTGAAATTTGGAGAAACTTTAATACTGACCCTAACAATCCATCTGTACCTAGTATTGAAGGATTAGTAGCTAATATGGGTAAAGCAGGTGCTAGAGAAGCGTTTGAAAATGGAAGTTTGACAAGAACATTCATTACAAATATGGAAGCAGCACACTTATCTAAAATTGCTACGGATATTGAAACTTACCTTATGTGGGGTAAAGGTGGTAGAATTAAGCAAGATGGACCAGATGATATTAGATTATCTGTAGGTTTATGGTCATAGTTAGATAACTCTTTCAAGAGAGTATATAACAAGTCATCATTTACTCTTGACATGTTTAAGTCTGAGCTTTACAACTTCTATCAAGGTAAAGTTGAATTCAAAGGACCAGACCCACAAAGATCACTTGTTGTACAAACAGGTATTGGTGGTATGCAACTAATCAACAAAGCAATTGCTGATGAAGTGTATGGTTCTGGTTTAGTACAAAATGCATCTGACATTGGAGCTGTTAAAGGTTCTGGTATGGATTTAGATTATGGTTTTGCTTACACAAGCTTTACTATTCCTTTCTTAGCTAACGTTAAGTTTGTATTGAATCCAGCATTTGATAACTTAAATACTAATGACATTGAGAATCCATTAATTGACGGAAGACCTCTAAGTTCATATAGCTTTATTATCTTTGATGTTACTGATGAAGGAAATGACAACATTCACTTGTTGAAACTTTCTTGGGATAATCAACTTAAGTGGTTCTACCAAAATGGTACTATGGACTACATGGGAAGAACTCAAGGGTTTGCATCTTCTGGTAACTTTAATGGATATAGAGTATACATGACTCAGACCATGCCAGCAATATGGGTTAAAGATCCAACCAAAGTTCTTAAAATTGTAATGAGAAACCCTGTTACAGGAGGATCATTCTAAGAACTATAATTAAAGGGGAGGGGCTAATACCTCCTCCCTTTTTATTTTTAACCTTTAAATATAATAATAATGGGAGCACCAAAACAAATAACTAAGTTGAAGCAACAATTTGAAAGCCCAGCTTATGACGGTGTATCAAGAGCAGAAACAGGAAATGCTAGATTGCTACATGTAAATGAAGTAATTAGTTGGGTACGTGATGTAGCCAGTTCTGATTCATACGCTGATGAAGCGGCAGCAGTAGCAGCCGGTTTAAAAAAAGGTGATATATATCATACAGAAGGAGCTTTAAAAATTGTTATAGGATAAAAGTCAAAAAACTTTAGCAAGGGTAAAACCTTGCTTTAGAAATTAGTAATAATAAATGTACATAAATATGTACTTTTGACTGTGAGTAATAATTATTAATTAAAACCAAAAACAAAGATGAGTGATTACACTATTGTAGAAAAGTATCAACAGAAGAAAAATCAAACTGTTGCTGTACGTCCATTTTTTAATCCCAATAGAGAAAACATGGGGTTAGAAAAGTATGGTCTATCATTACATGATGGAGTATACCATGAAGAGTCTTTAGCATGTTTAGAAATGAACGGTGTTAAAAGATATGTAACAGGATTAAACGAATTTGCACCTGAAGTAAAAAAGCTAGCACCAAAAGAAAAAAAGGCTAAGATTAAAGAAATTAGATCAGTAGTTGCTGAATTAGAAGCATCTCTTGCTGCTAATGTGGTTGATCCAGATGATAAAGACTTTTGGAATAACTTAACCATTATGAGCCCTAATAATGATAAATTTTGGGACAAGATTAGTATAAGATGTGGTAATGAGCCAGTATTTTTAGATCCAGAATTAGACCCTTATGATAGAATTAAACTTCATGCAATTAAGGCAGGAGGATTTTCTATTGTTGCTAAATCTTTAAAAGATGCTAAGGCTAGCCCTAAAGGAGTTAAGTTCTATTTGGATACTTTAGAAGAATCATTAACTACAAGAACTGAATTAAC